ATGGAAGAATTAAGAAGAATTAGTAAATTTAGTCTGAAAAACAGTGGCGGATTTGTTTGTAGTGGAAGTGTGATAGCAGAATGGGAGATAGAAGAAAACGGCAAAAAAATTGCTAAACGGAAAGAGTTTAAATCCGGACATTCAATGGCTTTAGGTACTACCCGGACTCTTGATCTGAAAGAGATGCGCATTGTTGACGGGGCAAAAGTTACATTAAAAGTTGACATTACAGGAGGTAAAGATAATACAAGTAGTGAGCATTTTCTTTATGATAGTAATGTTAATAATAAAGCTTATTTTACTATTTCGGGTACAACTTTAAATAGCCATCTTAAATTGACGGAAATTTCATAATTGATAAAACCATATTTGGTAACTGATCTATTCTCTCTATATTACCCGGAAAATTAAAAAAGAATGCCCGTGCACCGGGCATTCTTTTTTCTACGTTCCATAAGTGCCGAAATTCCCCCATTTCTAATCATAATGGCTGGAAAAGAAGGGGTAGGGTGTTTTATATAACGAGTGAAAGGTATTTATGAAGAAAGTTATTTGCTTTCACCTGATTACTTACCTTATTGTGCACACCTATAGTAATTTAGTTAGTGGGTGAAAGGTGAAGCGATAAAACCGCAAATACATTTTTAGCGTTGATTTGGGGTTGAATGTTTGCCAGTTAAGCAAAAACGTTATACTTTTGCACTTCCACAGAAAAGGTCTTGTAGTTCAATGGATAGAATAGAAGTTTCCTAAACTTTAGATCCGGGTTCGATTCCCGGCGAGACTACATCAAAAGCCGCTTAAATAGCGGCTTTTCTCATTTAATGCGGCTTTTGAACACATTTAAAATTCCAAATTCGTCCAAATTCGTCCATATTTGTATCACAGTTTCGTACTTATTTCTACTTTTGTACGAAACGAGGTACGAAAAAATGGATAATGCTATTATAAGGTATGTCTTTGATAAGAAAAAGCAGGCTGACAATACGTTAAAAAAAGGTCTTCTGCAGATAGAGGTGCGAATTCAGGGTACGAACAAGTGTACTTATATTTCTACCGGCATACACCTATTTAAAAATCAATTTTCTTTCACAAATGGTTTTACCTGTAAAGGTGTAACGAATGCTTTAGGCATAACTGCAAAGGCAAGGAGGATATACAACCAAGTAGAGGCGTTTGTTTTATCCGAAGATTGTAAGAAAATCGAGGACGTAAAAAATTGGAAAAAGCCTAAAGCTAATGCCGGATCCTTTATTAATTTTATTAGGCAGGAATTATCAAAGAAGGATATTTCTTACGATACAGCCAAAAATGACCGGGTATTAATCCGGCAGCTTGAAGCTTTCGGAAAAATAAATACGTTCCAGGACCTGACGTACGAAAATATATCGGAGTTCGATGTTTTCCTCCGTAAGACTATTAAAGCATCCTCCACCCTAAACAAACGGCATTCCAACCTTAAGCACTACATCCGGCAGGCCATAAACATGGAACTTATTACCAAAGACCCGTACGTGCATTTTAAGATGCCTTCTAAGAAAAGCAAAGATCCCATTTACCTAACCGAATCAGAAATAAAGAAAATTACAGAATATGTACCGGTAAACGAAAAGCTGGAAAAGATAAAAGACATATTCCTATTCCAGATTTTTACCGGAATGGCTTATGTGGATATGCAAAGTTTTACAGAGGAAGATATATCCGAAATGGAAGGTTATAAAGTAATACGGTCCAACCGAAAAAAGACGGACGAATATTTTGTTTCACTATTCCTTCCGGAGGCGGAAAGTATAGCTGAAAAATATGATTATGATCTGCCTAAAATAAGTAACCAAAAATATAACGACTACCTTAAATTACTTGCTGCCGGTGCCGGTATTAATAAGAACCTTACAACTCACACAGCCCGACATACGTATGCAACTTATTTATTAAATAAAGGTATTCCGATAGAGACTGTTAGTAGGGCTATGGGACATAGCAACATTAAGCAAACGCAACATTATGCAAAGTTATTAGGCAAGAAAATTATAGACGATATGAAGAAGTTGTTAAAAGAAACGTCCGGATCTCCCCAACCGGACGCATATAGTCAATCCACCTAACATAAAAATTCTTGACTAACTTTTCTTTTCTGCAAACCTAAATATAAGTTTTTGTATATCAAAACGTTTGGTTAAAACTGACAATAAATAAGTTGGATATGTAAAGAAAATAGCCAAGTTTTTGAACGTTTCGCAAAGCCTTTATGATTTTTTACTGCGTTCTTTTGTCTTAGAAGGAGAAGAAGACATGAAAACGAACACTATTAAGGTACATCCCATAGATGTAGCCCAGGAGCTTTTATTACCCTGCATGGGAAAAGTGAACGCCGGATTTACCTCACCTGCGCGTGACTACATTGCCGAAACCGTAGATCTTAATAAACTGCTTATACGACATCCAAGCTCTTCGTTTGTTTGGATAGCAGACGGAGAGTGTTTAAACGGATCCGGCATTACGGATAAGGACATATTAATCGTGGATCGCCTTATAGAACCCAAGGAGGGGGATATCGCTGTGTGTTATTTGGACGGGGAATGGACCGTTAAAAAACTGCATGTAGAGAATGATACATTATTCCTTATGCCCGATAACGACGAGTTTACGCCGATAAAAGTAACCGAAGAAAATTCTTTCTTAATTTTTGGAATAGTAACAAGCTCAATCAAAACACACAGGAGGGTTTAATGTTCGGCCTTGTGGATTGCAATAATTTCTACGCTTCCTGTGAGAGGGTGTTCCGGCCGGATATCCGGACTGCTCCGGTAGGAGTGCTTTCCAATAACGACGGATGCCTTATTGCCCGAAGTAGGGAAATAAAGGATCTAGGAATTAAGATGGGTGTGCCCTATTACCAGATAAAAGAACAAATAAAAAGATACAACATACAGGTATTTAGCAGCAACTACGAACTATACGGAGATATGTCCAATAGGGTTATGCGCCTTCTCCGGGATTTTGTACAGGACATTGAGGTATACTCGATCGACGAAGCTTTTCTTGATTTTCACGGCTACGAACGGTTCAACCTGAAAGAATACGGGGAAAAGATTGTACATACGGTTACTAAAGGTACGGGCATTCCCGTTTCTTTAGGCATAGCTCCAACCAAAACGCTTGCCAAAGTAGCTAATAAGTTTGCTAAAAAATATCCCGGATACAAAGGATGCTGCATTATAGACACAGAGGAGAAAAGGATTAAAGCCCTTCAAAAAACAGAAGTATCCGATGTCTGGGGGATAGGCCGGCAGCATACTAAGTTCTTAAATAAGTACAATGTCAAAAACGCATATGAGTTTACCCGGATGCCTAAAAGCTGGGTAAGGGCAAATATGACGGTAGTGGGAGAAAGGATGTGGGAAGAGTTAAATGGTATCCCGCGGATCGCGCTCGACGAAGGACTGGATATGCCAAAGAAAACCATGTGTACATCCCGCGCCTTTGGAGAAACAATAAGCCACATAGAGGGACTTAGGGAGGCCGTTTCTACATTTGCTGCTATGTGTGCTGCCCAGCTTAGGAAACAAGGTAGTTCTGCTGTATCTATAATGGTATTTATCCACACCAATAACTTTAAACCGGAAGAACCGCAGTATGCCCGTAACTGCATACTGGACTTACCTGTTCCTACTTCCGTAACAGCCGAGATAATCAAATATGCTAACATTGCACTTTCTAAAATCTATCGTCCCGGATTTAAGTTTAAAAAAGCGGGTGTGATAATTACCGGGATATGTCCGGACTGTGCTATACAACAAGACTTATTCGATACAAATTTAAACAGGGATAAGCATGCCAGGATTATGCCTATAATGGATAAATTAAATAGCGGTTTTAACCGCAATAGCTTAATTATGGCCGCGCAGATGGGAAGCCAAAAATGGAAGATGAAACAAAACCATAAGAGTCCCTGTTATACGACACGGGTTTCCGATTTTCCCGTAGTAAAATTACATTAGTATGTGTTTTTATAATTCCCAAAGCGCTAAAGCTATAAAAGTTGCTGCCAGATATGGTCGCCCGTTAGATATAATTTAAGCGGCAGAAAGAATACTGGAAGAGCAAAGAAGAAATGGAAAAAAATATTCTACTAAAACTCCGCTTTAAATTCTGCTCCACAGTGCGAACAAATGCAGTCTGATTCTCCCTCAGGCAAATTTACTGCGGGGACAAATAATTGAGGCCGTTTACATTGTGAACAAAATATAAAGTCCTTGTTATAAGGGTCTAAATATTTAAACAATAACAAATCAACAAGCTGGGATCGGGATATGCCTAATCCATCTACATATTCGTCCAGAAGATCTTTGGACTGGTCGGATAACCTCACCTTAACATCGTTTTTCATTTTTGTATATGATTTCCGGCCCGAGCCGGGTCTTTTGCCTCCCCAATTACTATTCGATTCCATATATTTTAAGTATTAAGTATTTCTTTGCGTATCTGATCATTTTGGACAAACAAGTCAATTTGCTCACCCTTTGTCATGCCGTAGGTTATAAATGTTTTAAACATAATATTACCTTCTTTGGTAAGAAAACCTAATGCCGCACCCTCTTCCCCAGATGCGTAAACTTCTATTTTTTTACTATTACCGGATATATTTATCTCTTTTTCGGTAAAAACATAACAATTGTTTAGTTTAAAATAGCGCATTATAAGGTCTATACCATGTATTTTAAGATCCATCCGTTCTGCGTAACGGCTAAAAAAATGAGGAGGATAAAAAAACAATTTTATATTTTCGTTTGGACATGACGCCATTATGGCATATATCCCATGCGGGCTATCCCATGTTGCAACAAAGGTTATTCTGCTTTTGTCTCCAATCTCTTTTTTGTCCCGAGCTTCAAATAAGATTATCCATTTATTTTTGCGCGGTGACAAATAATAACTATGCGCATAGACAGGGAAACGGGAAGTTTTAATAACCATCCTCCTAAATTTTTGATCCCGGGTATCACAGTAGCGGAAAGCATTTGATATATCCACCAACATCTCCGCTTTAATTTCTTTTTCTGTCATACCGCTGACTATCATTTTACAAAAGTATTATTTGCGGATGAATTTCCCGCTTGTCACTTTTCTTTTTCAATATTTCTTTATTAAATCAATACTCCCACTCTACGACATCCCTCTCGTTGCCGTTTATCCAATGCCCCACACATTTACAATTATCTCTGTTACACTCATATCGCCATGCGCATTCCCTGCCTTCGGAATCGTATCCAACGCCAGATATGAACGAGCCTTCGTTTTCGTCAACAGTATTACCATAGAAATCCAATAAAATATTTTTCATTAACTTTACCCCGTCTCAGGCGGGGATTTATTTTTCCCTGAGATGAATTAATAAAATAATTTTTTCAGGGCGGTTAGTTTTCGAGGCTTACCCGCCCTGTTTTTTATATTAAAATTCTTTTACTATTGATATAGGCGTAAACAAATCGCCATCAGCTACATAATCAGCATCGCTGGCATAAACGCCTTTAAAAATAACAGGCTTGCCTACAAATTTGAATTGATATTCTGATTGTCTATCTTCAAATTCTTCAATTGCCTCTTCAGATGTTTCAGCTTCCAGCTCATATCCGCAAAGCCCGTTTAAAACCTGAACCCATAACCCGTCCACTTCGTCAATATCATCTTCCTCGCAACCGAAAAGAGAAGCTGCATCTTCTTTACTATAATCTGTAGATTTAAGCGAAGACATGTTTAAGCTTGTTCCTCTTTCTAAATCTTCCTGTGCTGTATTTGTGAACCTTAAGTAAAACATGGTGTTTATTTTTTATCTGTTATTATTATAATACAAATATACACCTTTTATTTTGATTGTGGAACCTTTATCAAGATTATTTTATATGTTCTACAACACAAAAACCGCCCTGCTTTCCCAAGTAAGGCGGCTATATAACCAATAAAATCATGAAAACCTATATATTTCTTTTTACCTTAAATGCCCAAATACCCAGACAGATTAATATAGAAAAAATCGATATTTCTCCTATTCTCATACAGGTAGATTGCCACCAGGATAAAGGCTTATCTTTATATTCCAACACCTTTACTTCGTACGGGAAAGGAATGGTGTCCCGGATAATAACCGAATCCTTAATCAATCTGTCTTTATAAAGCGTCCTGAAGGTTTCTACCTTAACCGTATCTCCATTATGGTAGAAATAGATCGAATCCCTTAAATAAACGGAATCACGGGTGTGTTGGTTTATGTATTCTGTCTTAATCTTCTCTACCGGCACATACACCGTTTTCCCGCAACTTGTAAAAGCCAGAAAAAGGAATAATAAAAATAGTTTTATTAAAATATATTTTGCCTCTTTCATAACAGCTCCCATCCTGCGGCAATATCAGCCCAATCCGCATCTATTCCATTTTCCACATAACTCATAGCGGATACAATCCTGCACATTTGCTCCCTGTGGTTAGGATGCACTATATCATTACGGTTTAACCCGGCCCTATCGCACACTGTTTTAATATATTTTTCGGTATGGTTTTCGCCTGCAGGAGCCCAGCGTGGAATAATTTTTCCGATTGTATTCAGCTTGTAGATGTTAATATAATTGCGGATAATCTTGAACATTGCCCGGTATCCGTAAGCCATAGAATTAAACTGCTTAAAGGATTCATCCTGGCTTGGTATTATTTCTCCCTGGAAAAAGTCGTTGTTGATCCTTATATTTCCGGGGTTGCAATTTCTAATCCCCCTTGGTGTTTTCTTTTTCATTTTCTTCTTTTTGTTTATCGTTATTTAAATAATCCACTACCGCCCGGGCTATCTCTTTAGGATCTGTTTTATTAGATGCGATTTTGCCGGCAAGAATAGCCACATCATCAAACCGGACCTTGTCTTCCACCTTTTCGTATATGGATTTAATTTCGATTATCCCAAGGCCAATAGCGGCAATTAAAGTCAAGACAGGAATTATAGGTATTCGATATCCGTATGTATCTGCCAGATACCATGCACATATCATTTGCATAAAGTCAACTACCGTAAATGCAAGTAGTGCATTGTAATATTTACATATTTTTGTTACGGTCCTTTTGAATCCGTAGCTTGTCCTTGCCTCACCGATTTTCTTTGCCTTTCTAACTCCGCTCCAAAGGTCCGCGATAATTGCAAGTAATACAAGGGTGTATTCTATAAATAAAAAACCCAAAACTTTTGGCCATATGCCTAAATCTTCCATTGTAATATGGATTTCCATTTTAAAAACTTTTTGATTTAATATTACCTGTCCGGGATTGGAGGAAAGAAGGCGCGGATCTGATTGCATTTTACAAAGGTATCGCCAGAAACCCGCACAGCATGCAATAGTCCACGCCTATATTTGGCGCTAACCGGAGAAAGGATGCTGTGTTTGAAACTGGCGATTTCTTGTTCTATCCTTTCCCGGTTAAACGATTTTTCTATCCTGCAAACATATAATTAAATTTTAAATTAAACCCCATTAATCGATTATCTCTTCAAGCATTTCCTCCAAAGTGGAAGCCCATATAAGCCTTCTTCCTTCCGGTACACCTCCGTTTGGGTTACTATTGTAAAGTCCACTGTCGGAGACATAAGTAACCATAAGGTTATGGAAACGGAAAAGGACGTCCCCCTGTCCATCGGCGGCCTGCCGGTAAATGTTTAAGGTAGGTGCATAACCTTGTGGGTTTGGACCCAATTGCGTAGGCAAAGGTTCCAGGAATAAATTGGTAGAATATTGCACCCAGGCGCTTTCACGTCCGGGTATTGTAACCTGTGCATTAACGATGTACTGCGAATTTCCACGCCAGTATCTAAACCCGAACTCGGGGGAACGGGATAATGTAACAGGCTGCATGGTTGTCGGGTCAAGTAATTCCAGCCTTTCCCACCCCCAAAAATAAGATGGATTGGGGTGTTCTGTGCCCGGACCCCATTCCGAGGGTTGTTTATAAGCTAAATGCACAACACTGTTATCCCTGTTATCGTATGCGAGTCCGAAGTTTGGATCGCCCGGATCGGTTATGCCGGTAAATAGATTATAAGATCCACCTGGGGGAAGAACGAGGTCGTAAACTTCTGTTCCATATACAACATTTGTATTCCACCTATCGTCCCGCTCTATCCTGTCCAATATCTCTCTTGCCTCTTCGTCTACATTGTATTCAGTTTTTACGTTGTAATTGTCTTTAACCTCTAAAGCTATTTTATAAACATAAAGCGGATAAAGCTCGTTAATCTGGTTTACTTCCGGCTCCGATCCTTCGGAACGTACGTATTCCAATTTCCCAATATGTACACTGGAACAGGAGAATATAAGGTTTATCTTTTCGCCTACCCAATAGGGAACCCCTGCCCGGCTTCCGGCAGTTAATGTTTTAACCTTATAAGGTAGTGCGGATAATTGCGTCTGAGTATAGCGCTGGTCCCTAAAATCGTTTGTGTCTACCGGAAAATTATTTTCCGAAGGAAGGAATCCTCCCTCAAAACGGAAATCGAAATACCTGTTATAGGCAACAGTATCGTTTACAATATCCTGTAATTGCTCTTCAAGCGACTTCTCATAGGGGATCATTTGCGAGGCATTCAGCTCCATTCCTTCCGGCGGTGGTGTTTCGTCCTGCGCGAATGTAACCGGTGTAATCATGAGGTTTGTAAACCTTAGCGTAACAGGATAGTTAAACCTTTGCTCAGAACCGAAAAACCAGCGCGCGAATATACCTTTTACTACCTCCCCGTTTACCTCTGCCGGTTCCCAGGAGCTTGCGTAAATAGCTGCGAACTGGCAATTGGTAGCAGGAAGGAATTGTGCGAAAGTCGTGCCTCTGGAAGTATCCCTCTGGCTTGTGCCCTGTGTATATCTCCAGGTCGCACTTACTTTTAAAGCCCCGCTGTACCCAAAATCCCCTGTAATTTCTGCCCCGGAGGAATCAAACGCCCTAAGCTGGTCGAAACGTATGTAGTAATTTGTCCGTTTCCCGGTTTGCGCAAACCTGTTTCGATAGTTTAAAAACCGGATCGCGCTGGAAGGATAACGCAAATCCTCCGATAGAGAAATGTTTCCTCCGGAGGTTATCTGGTCTATAAAAGTATGCGTCGGGGCGGGATAATCCCTGGCCGTAAGGGTAAACTCCACGCTTTCGCCGGACTGAATCATGTTGGTTCCTTCCCGCTCGTCGTTTTCAATTTTTGCCCGGATCAGTTCGCTCTGGCTTACTGCGAAGGCCGCATCGAATTCGTTTATCCGGTTAGTATAACTTAAGCAAACCGTATCTTTTGCAGCATCCTGGCTTATTATCTTAAAGAGAAGTATAGAACCTTCTTTGTGTTCCACATCCCTGATATGATAAATACCGTCCCTTAAACTTGCTTTATATACTCCTTCTTCCGTAACAACATCGCTGACAAGGTATTCCACGATTTCGTACTCGTTATCTTCCCCATACCTTACACCTGTTCTTGTACCCTCAACGCGGTATTTTTCTCCTGTACAGATATTAGTAGCTGAAATATGGCCGATGCTGAAATTCTCCTCGGTTTCGCCCTCCCCAGCATAAGCTGCGGCCTGTACGCGTATGATATCGCCTTTTACAAAAGGTTGCGCAAATCTTACCATTTGCTCGAAATCCATCCGCCAGTCTTGCTGGAAGTTCAACGACGAAAATTTGCTTATGTGTTTTATTACCATATAATTTTAATTACTGTAAAATTACTGCGTCTTACCATTGTCGTTTGTTGCTTTTTTATTAGTTGTGTATATAAATAGCATAACTTTAGGCAAATCTAATTCTGCAACAGGTTTAATTTTCCCCTTTTAAAGAAAGATGTTTAAACCGGTGGTAAAACTTTTATTAAAAATACATCCGTGTTCTAAACATTGGGCATAAATACTAATAAAGTTACTTACATGTAAGTTCCTTTCTGAAAAATAGGTACATAAATATTTGGATATAATGTAAAATTGCAGTAGAAAATTAAAACGGTCGTGTGACAGCCACCGGGAGAGGATATAATAGAAAGGCATTGGATTTTTGAAGTAGGCTGTCACCTTGGACTTCATAAAATCCTTTGCCTTTCGACTTTAATAAAACAAATCCGCAATAGGCTCTTCTTGGCAGTCGACCTAAAACGGATTAAAAAACTTCACAAATATATGAAAACATGTCAGATTTTAACGAGAAAAATGGGTGATTTTGATGTTTTACAAAGAACTTCAGATGGTTATTTCGATGGAAATGCCCTTTTAGTGCAGTGGAATAAAGTTAAAAACAACCCACGAAGAAGATTAGATGAATTCAAAGATAGTGCTAAAACTTTGGAATTTATTTCAGCTTTAGAGGAAGAGCTCGAAGCCAATGGAGAGATTTCACCAATGGATGTTTTTCAACCAATTAAAGAAATAAAAGGTCGAATGACTAAGAATGGGAAAACACCTGACCAAGCTTGGATGCATCCCTATTTATTTATCAAATTTTCAATGTGGATTAATCCCCGCTTTGAAGTGAAGGTGATAAAGTTTGTGTATGACGAGTTAATAAAATACCGTAATGAAGCTGGCGATGCGTATAAAGAAATGGCTTCTGCAATATCATCCATAGTAGAAAAATCGTTTATGCCTACCGCTATGCAAGAAATAGCAAAAGCAATTAATTATATCGTTTATAATAACCATGTAACGGAAATCAGAAATAAAAAGGCTGACGAAAGTAAGATAAGGGAATTATATGAGATTGAAAAGGACATTGCAAAACTTATACACTTCGGGTTCATAAATAATTTTGAACAACTTAAATCTTATCTTAGAAAAAGATGGGTTGAAAAATGGCAACCCAAAGAACTCACGGCTTGAATAAATTCGATCACATAATTTTATATTAATTCCGTTTTACTTGTAAAAGTAAGACGGTTTTTGTTTTAGACATATTTTTATATCTTTGAACCGGAACCGATAAATGCCATGAGTGAATTTCTATTAAATAGAATTTGGGCTGAATTGAAGCAATCAAGCGTAAATTATTATTATGCGGATTTATTAATTGATAAGCAAATTTTTAATTCAAAATGCTTCAATATTTGTATTGCTGCATTATCAAGTGGTGGAGCAATTCTTTCTTTAATCTCATTATATTTCCCATTGGCAACTTCTATAATTATTGCATTGGCTGCTATTATTAATCAATTTCATCCTGTATTTTTCCTAAAGAGCGAAGAATTGACACGGTTGTGTTCACTTAGGACGGATTATTATGTATTAAGGAATAAACTTGAAAATCTTTTTTGTGATACTCATTTTGACAAAATAACGGATGTTCAATCGCAGAGACAACTCACTCAAATTATCGAAGAATATGCTGAAAAGCAAACTGAATTATCAAAACTATTTGGAAAAATTATAAATAATATCGAGGAGATATCTATTGAAAAAAGTGATCAATATTTAAATTCAATTTACAATGTCGAAAGAAGAGAAAAATGAAAAAGGGGGTTGGACTCATAAACAGTCGATGCCCGCAAGCGGATCCGCGCAAAGACCATCAAAAAGCGGAGATTCAAAAGGTGGAAACTCTGGTGGATCAGGAGGAAAAGATTCAGGAACCAAGAAGTGATTTTGATTTTGGAGGAATTGGCATTTCAACACGTTCAGTTTTGATACCTAATTCCTTCATTATCGTATATAATAGGAATGTCTCCTGTTCAATAGTCATTTCTTCGTGCGATTCCCTCCAGGATCTTAAATTTATTATAACCGCTCGTATTATTGCTTTACTTATTTTATTATCTTTAAAAAACATAATGCATATTTATTCACAAATATAATGCTTTATGCATAAATATGCAAGAATAAAGTATAACAATAAAATTTACTATCTTTGACCAAAATCATTAAGTCATGAAAAAGATATTTTTACTTTTATCAATAGCGTTATTCTTTTCTTGTTCTGATGAAGAAAATAAACCTGATGAGCCGGAAGTCTCTAATGACCATAGTTATTATCAGATGCTTTTGGGAGAATGGGCCCAGGATCATTTTACCGGGGGAATACCTACCGCCGTAACATTTTATGCCGATTCTTTCATGAGCTCAGATCGTAACCCAAGCAAAAGATATAAATACAGTTTTGTGAACTGGAGATATAATGAAGAATTGGGGGCATGGGTTGCCGATAGGCTTATAATAGATAATAGTATAGATTACCCTTCAAATAACGAATATTCCATTGAGTTTTATGGTGATTATATGTATTTAGATGGATATTCTTCTAAAAAATATCCTTTAAAGAAAAAATAAAAGGGAGTATTAACTCCCTTTTATTTTTCAACTGCATATAAAATCACAGTGGCTTCTGTCCCCCTTGTGAGGTTCCGAGTTCCGTCTTTCAAAAACCCTTGGTAATTTTTGTTTTTGTATCTAAATTTTACAATACCATTTTTGCGGTCACCTAAAGGGATGTCCATATGTGATCCGGTTGCAAAATTGTAGACAATAGGTTCAAAAAGTTTTTCATCAATCGGTATATCTTCATATAGAGAAGCAATATCCGTCGAGTATATTCTTGCATTTCTATTATTTGTTGTACTCTTAAAATAAAGTTTATCTGTAATTACACCTAAAAGTGATTTATTGGCTTTAACCAAATGAACTGGATTAAGTACGGTATTAAACAATTTGACGTTTTCCACAGTAATGTATTCATCCTCATATTCAACAAAAAACGGATAGGTTTCCTCTATAAGCATTGCAACCTCAAATAAATCATTATCGCCTTGATTGTCAGTAGTCTCTTTACCATATTCGGGGGTTTGCCAGCATAGTAGTTCGATTCCTATCGGGTCTGCGCGGAAAGGAGAAACAAGATCTAAAACATTATCCATCTGGGAAAGATAACCCGTTGTGAACTCATAAGTTCCATTTACTTCAAAGTAGCCGTTAACGTTTTTATTGTAATCTTGTTTCTCATAACCTATTCTAACGGCAGTATACGCATGTTCGGGATCTGCTTCGATGATTAATCCGGCTACTTCTCTTTGTGGAAGTTCAAGAGCGGTCTCATTTTTTAAAAAGAATTTATTGCGATTTTTAAACACTATTTGATTTCCCGAATGACTATATTCGTAACCTTTACACCGCATCCAGCCTGCAAAATCATTAAATGATACATGCAAATAAGGTCTTAAAAAGCGCCTTACGCTTTCCGCAGCACAAAGCATGGATCTATAGGGCATTTCATCCCATTCAATTACCCCGGTGTAATTCCGGTTGTTGGTCATCATTTTCAACAATCTGTTTAGTAGTTTTTCGGGATCTACTACATCAATTATCCGGCTTCCCCCCTGAGCCCAAAAACTTATTTCAAGATTTTCCATTTCTACCGACAAGGTGTAATTGTATTCAAATTGCGACTGGCGAAACTGAACCGCTAATGAAAGCCGGTCGCCTTCTTCTAACGTTAAGTCTCTCTCGTAGTTCATTACTGCCTCCCAAGTATTTTCATCTGTTAGCGTAAATTCTTCTGCACGTAAATCATCATTATTTTTCATAAGCCGAAGTATCGGAGGCGCATCACGTTCTATCTTCATTTTAACGTTTACATTAAAAGAAAGGTTTATTTCCTGTGTTCTGGAAGCCTTAAAAAAATAATTACCATCCGAATAGGTAGTAAAGGATCCTCCGTTTTGTGATCTGATATCAAATCCTAATTCCGGCATGACTTCGGCTCCGAGTAGATTTATAAACAAATAATAAAATACATGCCCCAACGGTTTAGTCAGTTCAGCGTTCTCAATTGAAGAATTATAAGTTGCCCTTTGTTTTAAAGTAAGCCTTCCATACGCCCATTGTTTTTCTTCGGCAATACCAGGGGTAACAATGCCCGTGTCTGGATCAGTTGTATTAAGAACGGGAATGTCGAATTTTGTGCGGCCGGAAGATTTAATATAGGTGTTTAAATCAACGTTTTCAGACTCAATTTGAATATAATCATCATAAATTTTGACCGATTGAAAATCAAGCCCGAAAGACCTGATTAGGGAATATTCCATTACATTTACGGGATGCCGTTGATAAATATTAAGCCTGCAAAATGCATACTGTCCGTACTTTTCAAACAAATCCTTCAAAAAGTCGGCAGCCTGCAAGACGTATTCCTGTGGAAAACTTGTCTCAATCATTACGCCGCTAAGCTCTTTTCTACTAAAAACTAATTCAAAACCTTCTTCACTTTTTTCAAGTCCGGTGATATTAAGTTCTTCAGGGTTGATCTCTTCACGTTTTTCGGAACGATAACCATAATCTGAGAATGTGTACTTAATCATGGGCGGCATATGCCCGTCTGGAGTTAAAGAAATCATAATGTTTATTTTTTATATGTAACTCTGTAATTCGTAAATCCGCTTGTGTTTGAATGGAAAGTATTGCCTCTTATTTTACTTACAGTCAAAGAAAGGTTATCTATTTTTTTCCCAAATTCTTTTTGTGCTTTTATCAGTTCTTTGTTATTTATATTTACCAATATAGGCTTCTCTGCTTGCTGAAGCGGCATTTTCGTAGCTTCTTTTGCCAAAAACGGAGTTATATCGGGGATAATCTCTGTACCTCTTGCTAAATCCATAACCGTAGGAACCGAGGGCGTTACAAACATTTTACCCGATGGAAGAATGCCAAGCTCGGGGCGTCCTCCGTCACCCACAACGGCAAGTCCTCCGGGGTGAAAATCTGTTCCTTCGGCGTATTCAGGTATGGTTTGTGCAATAACAGAGGCCAGTTGCGCAGCTCCAATGGCCGCTATAGTGGCTATAAGGGGAGCGCCAATTGGTAGCGGGGTTAACGCGAGTTGTTTTGTAATAGCCTGAGCCGTATTAATAGCGATTCCGATAATCGCCTGCGCCTTTTCGTATCTCGCCTGACGCTCAAGCACTTCTTTTCTTTTTTGATCCAACTGCTCTTCCCGTTGTGCGGCAACTTCATCTACATATGCCCTCTGTGCGTCAGCCTTTTCTTTACTGTAAACTCCCTTTTGTTCCTGTTCATCGATCCGCTCAATCTCCTTTTCCCGCCATTCTTCATTCGCCTCAGACTGTTTGTCGAGCGATTCAATTTGGCTCTCAAAATTGGAGGAAATAAGATTGCCGATAAAGCTGTACACTTCTCCGATTAATTCCTTTCGCTTGTCTGCAAGTGCTTTCTCAATATCCTCACGCTTTTTGGCCGCGCGGGTTTCTTCTTTTATTAATTCGTTGTTTACGAAAATGTTATATTTAAGTCGTGCATCTTCAAGTTTACGTGTAATTTCTTCTTGCTGATCCGCACTAAAGCCAGTAATTTTACTTAACTCTTCTAAAGACTTTATTTCATTTTTCATTCGCTCCTCGGCATATTTAATTGAGATATCGGTTTTGCGTTTCTCATATTCTTCCCGCTTAATTTCACCGTCCGCGTATTGTTTAGACAAATCAACAAGCTCGCCGCTTTCCGCTTCATCCGTGGACATGTTGGCTGACCTTATTTTGCTTTGCTGTAATCTCATCTGACTGCGGTAAAGTTTATCCTGTTCTTTGATGATTTCATCAGTCCTCTTTTTTTCAATGTCAAGAATCATTTTATCATAAGTATAGGCAAGTTTTAAAAGCTCCGCCTGTTGCTTCTCCTGGATAAGTAATCTTTGGGAATTTGTCAGATTTTCGGCGGAAAGTTGGTTTTTGGCAGATTGGTTAATAGAATCAACCTGAAAAGCATAAAATTTGTCAATAGCGGCCCTTCTATCTTCGAAGGATTTATTGGTGTCGTCTATAATTTGTTTTTGCGCTTCGGCCTCCCTGTTAATCCGGAATAACATAAGATCCTGGTAAGCTTTCTTTTCGGCTTCGATAGCTTTCTTTTGCTCCTCGGTTAATTCATCTTCACCGTCTTGATTGCCGTTTTGGTTTCTGTTATTGCCGGCACCGTTAGTCTGTGTTTCAAATGTGATCGGGACAATAAAACCGTTTTGAATTTCACTTTTAGCATCATAGAATCTGTCCACTATTGCGTTTGCACCTTTTTCTACCGCATCTGCAAGACTTTGGTTAAGATTATTAAGTGCGGTTTTTGCCCCATCAATATCAAATGTTAAAACAGACTTGATCACCTCTCCTAATCCGAGGAATAATCTTGCGGCCTGACCAACGAAAAGTCTAACGGTTTCCCATACGGTCGTAGAAATTAGCCCTATACTCTCAATTGCCCCGCGAACAATAACAAAGTTATTATACAGGTTAATAAAGTAATTTATTACATCCTCAACTCCTTGTATCATTTTCGGCACCCATGTTTCCGTCCAACTGGATACGGTATCGGCAATTGCTCCGGAGAATTCACTCCACAGGTTTTTCACAAACACAAATTTTTCGCCGATCTGAAGTTGTGCGTTCTGCCACTTAACCGAAGCAATTGCCGCTTTATCGGCGGAAGTTAGAGCCTGTGTTCCTTGCGCTTCAAGTTCTTCGTTTATTAAATTGATGGCCGCAGTTACAAAATCGCCGGTTTTCTTAGTTTCTTCGCGTATCCTTTCAGGCGCAATCTGTAAGTTATCCAAAATAAGAACTGATTGCCTTCCAAGTCCTGTTATTATGGAATCCACTAAATAATCTACCGATTCCCCGGTATCTGCAGCCCTTTGTTGTGCAAACTGCAGCAAACTACCTAACTGCTCTAAAGGAATACGGAAGTTTTCCGCCCTTACGGCTGTCCGCATTAGGTTAAGGTCGCTTACGGTACCCCTTGTAGCTTCCCTTAGATTATCTAATAATCCGGGACGGTTTAAATTATTAAAAGCCCTTATTATACCTTCACCCGAAGATGCCATCCGGATTCCTTCAGCCACAAAATCTTTAGCTGCTGTAAACATCTTTCCGATAGCCTCAACGGCTTTTGTTGCGATATTGGCCCAGAAATTAGCAGATAAAATAGTTCCGAACAAACCGGTTCCGCTACCCGAACTGCTCTTTATTGAGGCGTTAAGGCTGTCTATCTGGTTTTTTAAGTTTTCGCCAAAAGGAGAGTTCCTCCGGTCGGATGTTAATGCGTTATATTCTGCCCTAAGTCTTGCAAGGGTAGCCCGCATTTGATCTATGGATCCCGATGCAGCCTGATTTTCTTTTATCTGGTTTCTCGTTTCTCGTGTTGCCTGCTGTAGTTTAAGCCGCAATTTTTCCAGTTCTTTCCCTTCCTCTGATGTGGCGCTGGTTGTCCTTAAACGTATACGCTCCATCTCAGACTGTATCCTGGACTGTTCTTTTTGTGCCGCAGTAGCTTTTTTTTCTATTTCGTTATGTTCGGAAATGGCTTTGTTTAATTCCCTGTAAGAGGGAGCCTGTTGTTTTAGTGTGTTATTAACTTCGGCGGATTGGTTCATCAGGTTTTTTAAGGCCTCGACTACTCGTTTTGCCGCTTCCTCTAACTTTTTAATTTCTTCAAGCGTATCTTTAGGTACTAAATCATTCGTGCTGGCCATTGGGTATATGTTTAATCGATTTATTATAAAGTTTTACGTAACCGGCGTAATCGGATAGCGTGATAGTCATTTTGTTAATGTGGAACCCGGCAAACTTAGAGACAGCCGCAATTTGCTCTGCGTAATCCTCTGCCGTAGCCCGGGATTCTTTATCTTTTGTCAGATCGTCGAACCGCTTTAATTCCTCTTTAAGATGTACGGTTTTTCCTTTCGATTTGCCTTCTATCAGCTTAAGCAGCTTGTCACGTTCGGCGTCATTTTTTGGTTCTCTACCTGTTATACCGAATCCTCTTAGCTGCACTAAACAGGAATAGTCACCTGAATGGATAAGATTTACGGCTAAAAGATAAGCCATTATCGTATTCTTTAATTCGTAAATCCTCCGCACAGAATTACTAACAGAATCCGTATGTCCATTCCCGCAGAGAGCGGAAAACTCAGCAGTCATTTCGGCAAGGCCTATTTTTAAATCCTCTTCCGAAGGACTACCGGAAACTATAAGCCCTTTTAAGTTATCCTCACATACCGCATCTATATAAACATATAGCGGGCACGTTTTAATGTTATGGATAACAGATAAGTTCTTTAACCTCTCCTTTTCTCCCTGCTTTTTCCCAGCAGGTTTTCTTATCATAAAATGTTTTACCTTCATATTCGTATATTATGTAATCTTCTTTATCTAATATGGATTCTTTAATTGCCATCTGCCGGATGTTATCCAGGGAAGACTTTAATCTTATTTTACCGCAGCCGCATGCCATAGCCTTTTAGTTATTTCGGGTAGTATATAATTATTAAAGAAAAACTGTTTTGATTCGGGCGAATGTCCGAAAACAAGGTCGTTGTATTTTGCTACTATATCAGGAGTTTCTGAGTAAGTTGACGAAATGTTGTAGGTACTTCCGGAAATAGTTATAAACATACCGTCTTGGAAAGGACCTGTTACAATCAGGTTAGGGGTATTCCTCGGTTTATTGGGGTAAATTGTCGGGTTTGCTATCCTCTGGGAATGTTCTTTCTCCAACCCGTGCTTCATTTTCGCATACCTTTTAGCTGCATCCGGCGTTTTGAAATATGGATCGCTTAAATAGTCCGGGGTAAGCAAATTCCCTTCCGTATTGCGCCCAAGAAGCAACTGGTCCCGGTTTAAGGAAAGGAGAATACCTTTGTTGTCGTTTGCTACTTTTCCTGCGATTTCCTCAACAGATCCGGCTACTTTTGCAACAGCTTCAAACTTTCTTATCAAACCTTTTATGGATACCATAATGTCAAAAAATAATCCTTAAAATGATAGTATGCCACCAGCATAACACAACAAACTGTCAAAAAAGGGAGAAGAACGCCGCCCCCTCCCTTTCTAAATCAACCAATTTAAACTTTAGACAACTACTTTTTCTTTTCGCTTTTCTTCTCTTCTTCTTTTGGAGGATTAACTATATCGTAAAGCTTCCCGAAGGATTCCGACAGCACGTTTTTATCGATACCCGTCCAGGCAAAGTCTTTGGATAGTGCCCCCACGCATGCACTTCGGGATGTATACCCTTTAATATAGGCATCCGATATGTCGGGCCTGTATTTACCTAATGTTATCCTCATAACTCAGTTGTTTCATCAAGTCCATCCAAACCATATATACCGGCGGCAGATAAGATATTAGCCGGACGAATCCTGTAGGCTGCTCCTGTAGGCGCAAAAACTATCGTTCCGTTATCTGCGTTATAAGTTACTGAAGTCGGAGCTGCGCCGGCCGCATTTTCAAACATGCCAACCGTCCACTCGTCTCCAAATTCAGATGTATAATCATTTCCCGAGCAAGTACCAACGACCCTTGCCGCTCCTGCTGTACCTGTTACCGCCTGGAGCCTTACACCAACTAAGCCTTCGGGCAACTGGTCCAGCTTAAAGCCGTGCATATTTATCTTTTCGTTCTGGTAGTTTGCAGAATAAGAAACGCCTATATAAAGCCGGTAATCGTCCGTCCCGTTTGCCTCCAGGTCCCACACTCCAATATTAACATCAAAACCCCTGAAAACAGAAGTGTCTGTTCCTCCGCGGATTTGAGTAAATTCGGTACCAAAAATAAACTGGTCGCTATCTATCCTGAATAAGCGCATATCGGCTCCGTTAAATTTTAAAAGTTCTTTGGCAAGGCAGATGTCCCCCTTGATCTGGTAGATAACACTGTAAGGATTAATACCCGTATAGATTGTCCCCCCATAACCAATGGTAGATGTTAGCCCGTCCCCTCCGGTTTGCGCAGCCTCTATAACCTGGGTTACAGGCCAGATCTTATTTGATCCTTCTCCTTCAATCCAGCCTTGCACCCCATTGTTGAAGGTTTCCGGATCCAAAGGGTAGGAGGCTCCAGGATTCGTTAAAATAAGAGCAATAGCCCTTTTTTCTTTCTTTGCACACGGCGTCCTTCCTGTATGGGCTTTTAGTGTGCTACAGTTTGCATATATTGTTCCTGCCATTTTAATTAAATATTTCTGTTACTAAATCATTTTCTTTTTCGATGCCCCTTAGCATCACCTCTGTATAACAATCCCTTAACTTTAAATAGAGATTGTGTAATTCAATACCATCTATGTAATCCCCATACGCATCAAACAAAACTCCCTGGTTTTTTCCCGTTGTGAATACTTCATAATAATCATGCGGGGGAACACCGTAATCTATTTCAAAATAACCTGAGGTTTCCAATTGCCGCATAAATTCCATGTAAATCGGCCTTAACAGTAATTCGAATACCTGTTCTTCCCTTGTCTGGGTCAGCCATTCGGAACTCGTCAGGCCAACAATTGCGAGGTTAAACCAAATGTAAGAATCCTGCCCTCCTTTTTTCTGCCGCACCGGATGAAAGTTTAGAACAGAGGGAAACTTCCATGAAGTTTTCGGAATGTTTAAAAAGGCATTACTTATCTCGCTGTGCGTACCCGGATAATGCCAAAGGTTAAACTTTCCATCCGTAAAGCAGTCGGGATAAAACCGGTATCCTTGCAAAGCGGTAAGGAAACTGTTGTTACCCCGCAAGGCCTCACGTGTACGGTATACAAGACTTCCGATTATTTTATTAGGGGATATCATATGTTAAATACATTTCGTAATCCAAAATCATGAATTCTTAAATATCCATACCGGGAATAATCTTTATAATATTCCCAATTTTCAGACAACCATTCGTAGAATTCCATACTATACTTTGTCATCCAATACCATGCATTTACAACTTTAGCGGAAGTGCTTACGCTAATTGTGTAATCCGCTACGGCCTGCTTCTCTCCCTTTGTGGTGGTAGATGTAGATCCGCCATCCATTAAAGGGCAATACACATAATAGGCAATAGGAGATATCTTACTGGTAGATTCGCGGGTCAATGCTTCTTTAAGATCTATCCATATTTGCAAAGGAGATGCTGCATTTAATCCATCCATGAAGTTTTCATATAACATCTTGCCCAGAAGTTTTGTAAGGTACTCGGCCTCAAATTTTTGTATGTAGTCTTCAATATTGTTTTCGCCAATGGATTGCAACATTGAACCAATACCTACTTGTTTGAAATCCTTTTTTTCGCTGATAGTCAATTTTATATCCCCTTTAAAATATGAAAGATCAATTAGCATAGCATAATTATTTTACTTCGACGGCAAATCCTTTTTCAATCAATTTTTTTGCATGAATTGGGTGCAATTTGTGTTCTCTTGATTCATCAATTGCGAAAGGATTTTTTTTTGTCATTTTTACTGTAACCCTATCCAAAAAAGATATCTTCTGCCCTTTTGGGTTTTTACTTTCGTCTACAGTTTGTTCTTTAACTCTACTCATAATCATTTAATTTAAAATTAAGCGGCTGGACGCTGTAAGGCCGCCATTACCGCTGATATATCCAAATAAATCCAAGATCCCTGATCGCGTACTGATTGGTACATAAGCGAGAATACTTCTCCCACAATTGTCTTTTCGTTGTGGATAAGCTGTTCATTAATGAGCCCAATACGAGAAATAAAATCCGTATGTTCTTCCCTCCATGTATCCGATTCCCCGATTAAGGCGTAACCTTGATCAATCCTGCTTGAAGAATACAGCCTTAGTCCTGCAATCTGGTTATTGCCTACCATAATAGGAGGAATAATAACCTGGCCTGTGGAATCCTGAGAAAGGTTCATTGCCCATACATCGGCCTGATTCATCCAGATCACATTCGGGTTAAATTCCATATTTTGAATGGATAGAATACCTGCCCCTATAGCGGTATAAATATTGGGGAAAGGAATAGTTCCGTCAAGTGATGTTGAAACGTATGCGGGAGCCGTTGAAATGATTGTCTGGAGTAGTATATTTTGCCAGTCAAGAAGTAAATCCCTTTCAAACAGGTCAATTATAGCGTTGAATAATGATTCAAAATCCATTTCAAATTCTTCTGTCCACTCCATATGCGCGGCAATTTTCTGGCGGCGGTAGATTTTATCCTCGAATGTATAAGAGACCAAAGGCTTAAGGCCACCTTCGGGAACAACAACTGCCTGCCCTTCCCGGCTTGTCTGTTCGCGTTTTATCCTTGCCTCAGGAACCCTTGAAACCTGGCGGTTCCGTATAATGTCAAGAACGAAATTCTGAGGGTACCGGATGTATGAAATTTCACTGTCCATAACGGCGTTCAATGCAGAACTTACATCTACTCCTGTTACAACATTTTGCGTTGTCATAACCTGGGGGGCCCGCATGGCACTAAAATTTATATCCACTTCCTTTGGAGAAGGTGATCTTATAGCTTCAAGAATAGCTTCCTTATTTTGCTCAAGTTTTTTACGGAGATTGAATCTTTCTTCGTTATTGAGCTTTCTTTTGGACTGGCTTTCGATTTTATCCATTTTCTCAGCCATGGACCGCAATTGATCTGTTAAAGTAACAGCCTCTTTGCCTTCTTCCTGTGGCAAATTGCCGATAACTTTTGTTATAGCATCGGACATTGCCTTAGCATTTCTTTCTTCACTACCTTTTACTTCTGTCGAAATAAGTTCGGTGAAAGCTTCCTCAATACCCGTTACGAGCTTTTCGACCGCCGGGTCTAAGGTATTCCCGTTTTTTGCCCGGACGGCATCCAATAGTTTACCCATTTTATTAAAATAATTTTAAAAGTTTATCAAATGAGCCTTCTTTGGTATCTTCGGGAGTGCTCGTCGCGGCTCGCTGTGACAATGCAAGAAGGTTTTGTAAGTCGTTTATTTCCTCTTTTGTGTATTTGCTCAATATATAGTTCATCTGTCTCTCCCGGTAACTCCTTAATTGCGCATTTGCATCACTTGAAAACGTTACAAGAGAGATTTCCCATAAGTATATTTCCCTCAGAATAAATGCATCGATTTCGGCATCATATGTGGTTTTGTTGCCATCCCATATGTAATCAAAACCATAACTGAGTTGGGATAAAGTTCCCTGCCTAACCGATGCTACCGTATCATCACAATAACTAATGCCTTCATCAATTTCAGCTCTGAAAAACAACCCGTAGTCATCTTCATACAACTCGGATGGAAGGCAGAGCGGCTGCCGTTGGTTATGCTGTAAAAGAATGGTTATCTTGTTTCCGGCAGTTGAGCCAATTCCCCTGGCATTTAAGGAATTTAACGTGGCCCCTTTCATTACCATTTCTTCGTAATCATTCTTTGATTCCCATACAATAGGGTATCCTTTTATCTCCCTGTCATTAAATTCAAATTTTGCCCTTTTGGAATCGATAGGCAAAGATGAATGCCTTTTAATTATAGATCTTTCTTTTTTAAATATATCAAGCTTGTCCATCTTTGTATTTTTCAATTAATTTTTTAAAAATTTCCATCAAATCATCGCTTTCAACAAGAGACGAATCTCTCAGTTTTATAACGTTATCAATTAGAATTCCATCCCCAGTGAATGATTTTTTCCTATCTTCCTGCATTACGGATACATTCTTGAAATTGGGTTGGAACTTTAATCCTATCTTGTCCAGTGCGTAAGCTTTGGTAAAACTTCGTGCTTTATCGTTTGCAATGCCTGTAATTACGTTTTGGTAGATAGCCTTTTCCGCCTGTTCTTTATTGGAAAAAGTTGTTCCTTCTTTCATTGGGATCAGGTCTTTATCAACTCCCAGTATCCCCGCTATCTGCAAAGCATCTGCATATGTTTCATCAAAGGGTTGCAGGTCTTTTATAGTTGCCAGCGTGTTTATAAACTTTAATGGTATTGCAGATACGGTCCAAAGCTTTTTATCTCCAGTAAGCCCATTTCGGTTTAAAATATCTTTTATGATATCATCACGTTTGACAGGATCCACCGCCTGTTCAAGGCTGTTATAATTTCCTCCGTTATCCTTTGTTAGAATACCGGCGCTTCCATTATTTACATATACCTTGTATCTTGCGGAATATACGGCCAGAAGGTTATTAATATTCTTTTCTACGGCTATTAAAGGGCTTGGGGATTTAAGTCCGGAAGAATAGTCTCCCAAAGGAAGACTTCGCTCATGGATAATATGTTTAGGATCTATATCGTCACTACCGAATTTCTGATAGGTGTATTTTTCAATCACGTCTGATTTATCCGTAATATCAAAATATGACGGTCTTGTATGTTTAATTTTAATATCAACCTGGTCTGGTTGTAATACCCATATGGAAGAAATTGTATCGGGACTAAGACCTTTTAAAGAACGGGGTGTTTTAGTGTATATATAGTTGTTTCCATCAGCAAGTTCATAAAATACAGAATTGTACATATTTTCGGTGAATGTCGAAAAAACATTGGGTTGATCTATCAACCGTTTTATATTCTCCGGAGGATCTACAATTTCTCCATTTTCGTTTACAACATCAAAAGGCAGGGAAGATACCCTATCGGCTATAGCATCGATAGGGAAAAATATTTCAGAAAGATGAGAGGCAAGGAAAAAGGCATTGCGGTGGTTAAATTTTTCAATATGGTTTTCACCATATGCTCTCATGCAAGCATCATTTAGCCATACCCAATACCACCAATTGCCATCTACATCTGTTTCTGCTGCTTTAGGTAGCCAATTTTCCGCAAAACGGCGCACCGTGTTTGATATGAAGCCGTCTTTAGCCATATAAGAATGATTTATATTTTATCTTAATTACGTTAGAGGCTGCGGCCAAAGAATCAGGACCATCATCATGATCATTTTTACCCTCTTTAAGAAATGTGGTAACATTGCGCATGAAGTCCTTGTATTCTGGATTTTTCTTGTAGTTTATATCGAATACAAAATGCTTTTTTATAAACTCATAATGTGATAATATCCTTACCAATTTATTGATGTTTGCTGAATATGGAGTTATCTTGGTTTGATTTTCCAGTCTGCTTTTTAATAAAATAGCAGAAGAAACCCATCCTCCATTACTTTCTATAAACACCTGCTCGATATTATAATCTCTAACTTTATTGCTTATCCTTTCAGTGTTGGATTCTATGCCAATTTTGTTGAATATAACATCCTTAACGAATACAGACAAGTCATTGTCATTGCAATAAACAAAACAGAATGGCATCGAATAATAATCACCGCCTTTGTCGGCTGGATCACCAATCGAGAATGAAAACTGACATTCATTGGTATTTAGCCTTTCCATATCTTCAAAACGTAAATCAGCTTCGGGTAATAATAGCCCTTCGATTTTACCTGTTAAACCTCTTGCGTACACCTTCCAATACCCATAGTCTTCTATTCCCTCTATTTTAGCATGCTCATCTTCAGTTAAAAACGGATTGTGCCGGTGGTCAGAAATTATTAATCGTACATTTGGTTTGCCGATTAATTCTTCATGTACCCAGAATTTGGCAGATGGATTATAGTCAATAAATATTTTTTTTCTCGTACGTAATGCAAGTTGACGGTATATATCGTAGGATACACCATTGGCTTCATTTAAAAAAAGAAAATCCCTTTTACCTGACTTGGCATCTTGCTCGTCCTGGTATGAGGTGAACTCAATTACCGAACCATTAATACATGTAAAGATCCGGTCTGTTTCATTTGGCTTTCCGTACCAATTTTGTAATTCGGGGGTATTGTTATATATTGTTTTGGCATCGCGGTATGCACCTTTTTTTAAGTTTGGAATATCTTGGCCCACCACAGTGATTACAGACATAGGAAAAATTATTCCCATAGTGAATAAAAGCTGTATGATAGAATATGTTTTACCCGAAGATGTTCCGCCCTGATTAACTATGATACTTTCCTTGGAGTCTTTATTTTCTTTATATAATATAGAAGTCTTAAACATTATCAACCTCCTCTTCTTTGTTTGCTATCTTTACAGGAGGTTGGATTACCTCAATATTTAAGTTAGGATTTAGCGGTATGCCATTTTTTCCGGTATGTTCAAATTCTTGTTTATCGCTATAGCCGAAATTATTTTTCATTACAAATATGGACACGGCGCTATTATTATCGCCTTCCAATGCCCTTTCTACTGTATTTTGCTGAACTTTCTGTTTTGCGCTTTTAACTGTGTCAAAAAAATCTTCATAACCTTTTTCCTTTTCATAGTTGAGAAGGGTTTGCCTTTCAATACCTAACGCGCTGCACAATCCTTCAATAGTGTAAGGTATAGGGGATTTTATTTCAATTATTTCCTGTTTACTTTTTATGTATACCTCTTTAACACGATTATCGCATTTTTGAAAATACCCATCTATAGCTGATTGCATATCTTCAGGAGAAGTAAACTTGCGAGGTCTTCCGCCTTCTCCATTCAATGCATATCCGTTTCCTTTTGGTGCTGCCATAAACTTTGTTTTGTACGAAGTTATGGCCTATTAAAAATATATATTAAAAAAACAATAAAGAGTTACTTACATGTAAGTAATTTTACTAATTCCATTATTTTTTTGTCTCTGACTTCAATAAGCTTTTTAATCTTCCTGTCTCCCCAAAGCACCGCGTTATGATTTTTATAGCCAAATTCTTTCCGTATGGAAACATAAGAATGCCCATCTTGTCTTAACTTGTGCCAGATCAAATGTTTTTTGTCGACAAATTGGGATGTATGGTTTTTGTTAAACAAATCCCCATACTCCACCCCCAGCTTATTACAATACTCCCTAACTTTTTCTTCCATATTTTCCATTGTGCAAATAATTTATGTAAATTTGTAATACTTCTTAAATGGGGTGGCATCGTGGGGACGGGCTGCCTCTTTTTGTTTAAAACGGTAACGTATCGAGGTAAATATGAATTTCACCTATTCGTATATAGAAGTCTTTAAGCCTGTATCCGTTAGGATAGTATTTATCCCGGCTAAAACTATAAGCATTGTTCCGAAACCTTGAGTAACCAATGTAAAGCCACCTTTCGCCAAAGAATACACGCTGTATGCGCCAGCCTTCCTCAGTTTTGTCAAATTTCCATTTCTTCATTTCATTTTGCTTTCTTTTAGTAATTTATTGGCGTTGTGAGACATATAACTGGATATTTTTTTATAAGCATCCGAAACACTATCTACGTCAAATCCCCTATATTTCACACGAGCCGGATACATATCTGTCTCTTCACCATCGGAAACTTTTATCACTATTGCCCATCCGAAAATGTGCAAAATCTGATTAACAATTAAAAGAAGCCCTGTATCACGAAATTCTTTTAAGCTTTTTCTTTCAACCATATTATTTAATTTTATCGGCTAATTAGCCTGTAATTACTATTTATCGGTTTAATTACTTTCTAAGGCTTTTACCTGAGAATAAAACCCTTTTGGTGGTAGCAATTATTCTTTCCATAACCCGCCATCCGTACCTGTCTGCGATTTGCTGATCGCTCAGGTTGGTGGATATAATTATCATCTTCCCGTACTTTTCTGCAGCATCCATAATTTCGGCAAAGGCAAGGCGTTTGTTGCCATAGCTTACCGTTAGTTCTTCTGTTCCGATATCGTCCAGGCTAATGATATGCTTTTTTAGCACTTCATCAATTTTCTTGTTCATGTCCTGAACATCGTAGACAGAGACAACCTTACGCTCATATTTTAAGAGAATAGCAGGTAGAACATAACGCGAGAGCATGCTTTTACCACGGCCGCAATCGCCGTAGAGAAACAGTCCGCGGGACTTGTTATCCTCCAGCCAGTAAGCTACTTCTTCGTATTCCTTTTGCCAAATAAACTCCGCGCTTTCGAAAGACAGGAAGTATTTAAAGCAATTTGTTAGAACTGTCCTTGCATTTGGTATGCTTATCTTAACCCTTTCAACCGGCATGGGCATTCCATGCAGCCGCATATCTTCGTAAATTTCCTTAAAACCTTTCATCAATTTTTTGGGTATAATCGGGTTTATAACTTGCCGCCGGATGCGTGTAAGCTTTCTTTCTTTTATCCTCCCATGCCAGACTTCTTGTTGCTGCGGATTTCCAATTTGACATCTTATTCTTTCCCACCATCCAATTTTTTGAATCATAGAAATCGTAAAACTGCGAGGCCCTGTATTGGGCTTCTTCTGCAGTTATAGATTTTTCATCCATGAAATAATTTTTTACTTCCAGGATAGATGGAGGAAGAAATTTTTCTTTCCCTCTTTCTTTTTTACTTTTAGTTTCTATTTTAGTTTTAATAAGGTTGGGCGTTTTCACTGGCGTTTGGGGTGGCGTTTTCACTGGCGTTTGGGGTGGAATTATTCCACTGATAAAATTATCGTCAAATGAATACATGCCTACATCTTTTTTACTTTTAGCCGATTTGTAATATATCAACTTAGCATTAATCAGTTTCAACCTTGCCCTTATTAATGTTTTTACATCAATACCGCCCAGCGCATAACAGAGCTCCATGTTAGAGCAACGGAAAGTGTCCTGCCAGCCCTCGCTATTGCAAATAGCAACTAATTCGTAGAATAGTGCTTGTTCGGTAGCGCTAAGCCTAAAACGCCTTCTTGCACCTCTCATTTTCTCTGTTAATGAATAACCGTCCATTTTAAAACTTTATTATTTCTTCTCTTAATCTCCTTTAAATAATAGTCTCTCGGTCATCATATCAGTAATAAGACCTTTTATATTATTTTCAGCAATAAACTTTTTTATCTTTTCTTCATGCTCAACACGAAAAGCAATTAACTCACCTTTGCGATCCTTAAAACCTTCTGTATCTTCAATATTCCAGCAAGGATCATTCTTCCAATCCTGTTTTAATTTTTCTATTTCTTCTCTTGTTTTCATCTTATTCATGTTTTTATTTATTTGAAGATTTCGTAAATAGATTTTGCTGAGTATATATCCTGCCGGAAGGAACTATAATCTCTCCTTTACATTCCCATGCAAACCTTTCACATCCATCCTTATAGCATTGTTCATCTATCTCACACCCGTAGTAGTCGAATCCTAATTTATAAGCTGCAATGCGGCCGCTTTGACTTCCCATGTGCGAATCAAAGATTTTCCAACCAGGTTGTGCGTAATTCTTATAGACCCACGCGTAGAGCGGAACCGGCTTTTCATGAGGATGTTTTCCATATCGAGGCGAACAAACGCAAGCGCCATTCCACCTAAATTCGGCTATTCGTAAAGGGATATTGAATGAAGTCCATGCCAGTTCACCTTCAGCCATGTGCTGCTTTGGATAATCTCTCTTCTTATCCCATACTATCCATGAATTTCGCGCCGGCAGAAAAGCGGTAAAATAATTAGCTCCCCATATAATCTGATTTTTCGACACGCGGAATAACTCTTTAAAGTATTCCTCCCCTGGTATTGTGTCGTTATTGTAGCTGGACTTATGTGTATAAAATTTCGAATGTTTGTCTTTTGTCCAATTCTTACCAATACCATAAGGAGGATCAACATCAGCCAGATCGAAAAAACCATCTGGGATAGTCCTCATGTATTCGAGACAGTCACAATTATGTACCTCACTAATCTGCATATATTACGGTATTTGAAGATCGGCGAACATATCGCTTTGTTCAACATTCTCACTTTTATAGATATTTAATGCCCTTTCCATTATGGCTAAACCTATCTCAGGATGTACACAATTTCTTAGTATTTTGGTTTTGTCCCTGATGTTGTATTTACTCAAATCAAAACCAAGCATCTTTTCTACCCTCTTCTTATCTTCGCCATTGAAGATGTAGTTACTTTTAGTATCTATCCGAGGTATTATGAAGTTTGCCCAAAACAGATGTCGGCCAACTTCCTGGGCCGGAACAAGAGGATCATAATAAGGCTTTACATTTTCAACACAATATTTCCCCTTAAAGAACTTATTAAGAAATATTATTTCCTGATATAGTTTCATATCCGGGTATTCCACATCATACATGCCACCTTTGGAACTCCAAAACCTGGCATTGCTATGTGTAGGGCATGGAGGGGAAGCCCAAATGAAATCAAACTCCTTATAATGCTCCAATAAATAAACATGAGCATCGCTGACAATAACCATGTCGGACGGAAAGAAATCGGCGTAAATTGAAGCAATTTGTTCGTCATATTCAACTGCTGTAATATTATGTTCTATTCCCCACAATTTCCGGTTACCACCTATGCCCGCATATAGATTAAGTATTTTCATAAAATCTTCAAATATTTCCGAATTTGAATGCTAATTGACTCTTATCTTTTTTTATTTTCCTCTTTGAACTATTGTATCCTTTCCAGTCCGTAGAGTTGAATATCTCCTTTTTGTTTACGTACCGAGCAAATCGCTTTTGCTCTTCCGTTGGCTCCACGTTATTAATGAAATCCCGATATGGTTGTGCGTGTGGATCCACACCGAGTTTTTTCATTAATTCCGCTCTTTGATCGGCTTCGTTTACATCTTGCACAAGCAGATAAACGAAAATCCTGTAATTCTTGACATCATATTTGTTCAACCTTTCAAGTGCTTTTAGAAATGGATCCACAGCCGAAGAAGTATCACACGCAAATCTGATTTGCCGAATCCATTTTATTTTAGAAAGCATCCGGGCTACATCGTCGGTTACCAACCGGGCATCAAGACCTTGATTAAAGTCTACTTTGCATTTCAGTTTGATAATCTTCTCAATCTGTTCTAAACCATAATCACAAGCGAGAATATTATTATCCATGAGTATTGCGCTTCTTCGCCCTTGTAGAACATCTTCAATGTCCCGGTATGGGATTATGCCACCTTCTTTTTTAGGGACAATACACCAAGGGCATTTACGAATACAACCCCGTGTTAAAAAACCGTACGCCTCATTGTACATCGGGTATATCGAGTAGTCTGGCAATAGTGCCTCTATACCGATCGGTAGATTGTTGAGATTGTATCCGGTTCCTCCTTTCACAACTTCATCAGCATAAATAACCCGGTTATCATCAGGAGTAAAAGTAAATACCTTACTCATGTAGACTTTATCATAATGATCAATCCCGGAATACCACTCTACGGAATCACCTTGATACTTATGAAAATTACTGATCTTCATAAGTGCATGATTAGGGAAATTATGACCGTCAACGTCGATTAATCCGATTTTCATTATATTCAGATAGTTTTATATTTGAAGATTATTAGTCGTCACTATCCTTTTCATCTTCCCATATCTCCGCACATGCTTTCTGAATTTCTTCTAAGAAGTCACCATCTTCAATCTTCTGATTAAAGCTATCGAACAATTCATTGTTACCAGAGAGGGATAAAGCACTTGAATCTCCTTCCTGTAGTCGTTTGTGAGAGAAATATCCTTCATACTCATATTCATAGAACCTGAAAACGAGATAGTAAACAGTTGGATATTGTTTGTCGTTTTCGTCATATTTCCAATTATTCAAGTCTCCATGTAGGAGGGTGATGTTTTTTGTGAGTCCTTTATTAAATATCATTTAATTATTTATTTTTAAAGTTCCTAATTTTACGATTTTTTTACAACTCACTTTAATTCAAGTAATTATGAATGAGTTGTTTGGTTTTATTTTTTATTTTTTTGTTCTCAATTTGGTGTAACCTTTTGAGTTCATTTATTTACGATTTTATGAAGAAGGGGCGGCGATAGCTACCCTTCTTCAATATTTAATGCCCAAGAAAGACTGTCTTACAACCGCGCCAATTTTACAATCTCGCTAACCTTTCTTTTAAGCATTGATTGTACGTGTTCATTGCTGTTGCTTGAACTTGCAAAAGAGCTTTCTGTGCATCGTCTATCCCGTTCACTTTCTCCGACATGAGAAAATCGTCCAGCTTATTCAGCTTTTCTTCAAGTTGCGCCTGTTCATCGACCAAGCGTGTTTTAAAATCACTCATAATATATAGGGTTTTATATAGGCCGACCAGACCTTTAAAAATCTTCAAATATTTTACTTTTTGAATTCTTTGTCTTTTATTAATTCTTCTACCTTTTTATTATAATCCTCGATTAATATTCCATAATCGAAAGCAGCAAGAAAAGTCTTAGAGTGTTTCTTTACTAAAAGCTCGTCAATAACTTTACTCCCATATTTTTTGGTTATACCACTTGTATAACCTATATTGTTGCCTTCGTCCCAACGATTGCAAGACCTGCACTGTGCATTACAATTCTTCTCGTCGAACCTTGTTCCCGTATGTGAGCGATTAACAAAGTGCCCGCAATCCATATCTTTCCAAAATCCAATCTTCCCGCAGCTAATACATTTGCAATAGCCGTTACTGTCAGAATCCCGGAGTCTTATGTATCGGGAGAAGATGGTATCAAGTTTCTTTTTTAAGCTTGGAATAGACAGGCGTTTGGATTTTGAATTAACCTTCATGATTTTAATTATTAATATCTACCGGGTGCAACTCTTTAGCATTCCACTCAGGTTGTTTAAAGGATATTAGTCCTCTATTTCCGTTTTCAGAATAAGCATCATACCCCGGATACCGGTTTAATTCGAAGCATTCAGCTACGGTTTGTAATGCCTGGTGGTATTTATATTTACCGATCTCTAAATCTTCTGCATCCCATACTAAAGCGGCTACACCAAATGGGGGAATTGTTTGTACCATAATTGTAATTACACTCCTGAAATCCCTGCCTGTTACGGCACTGGCGATTTCTAAATACATGCCTTCGGATAATTCGTAGTTAAGCTTTGCGCTTTGATAGGAGAAATGCCCTATACTTTCCGCTCGCGTGGACTTTACCGAGATTATTGTATCTGCGCCTATATTTTCCTTAAACTGGATAGCATCAGGGCGAATCTTCTGTTTTATTCCGGATAAACAACCTTCGTAATACATAGACACCTCTCTCTTGCTGTGTTTTAGTAATTCGAAAAACAATCCATCGCCATATCTTTTATAGTTATGGTAAACAATTTCGATTATGAGCTTATCTGTTTCGGAGACAGACGAAAAACCGGAAGCTATCTTTAATGCGGAATAAAGTTGCCTTAATCCATGTATTTTATCTAAATCAAATCCGGATTTAACTACTGAATCTTTTATATCCTCTATTAAAACTTCAGACTCTTCGCATTTATCTGTCCATAAAGAGATAAGCGACTTTACACCATTTGTGGTATTAAGCTTATAATCCGGCTCTGTAACTACCCGGTTAAACTTAGAAGGTTCTAATATGGCCTGGTGGATAAATTCTCCCAGAACGAAATAGTTCTTTTTTTTCTCGTAAGCTTCTAATTGCTCTTTCCATCCGTTTTCAAGCGCGTAAAAAAGATGCAAAGGAGACTTAATGGCCTCTTTAAGCATTCCGCTATTAACGTATTCTTTAGAGGACAGGTATTTAACCATATCTTCTTTTACAACTATTCCATTCTTTCTTAGGGAATCCGTATAAACGTGGCAGCTACCTTCCCTTTCTAAAAGGTAATTTGCAATATCGCACGGGGTGGAGTAGTCCTTTAGCGGACGGGAATAGTCGATGCTTTTTAAAACATCCGCTTTTTTTTCCAATCCGGAAAGGACAGAAAAGTCCAACCCTTCGCTAAATTTATCCAAGTCTATAAATTCCATTATCCAAGCATTTCTACGTCGAATAACATCGTGGAGCCATCCGTACTTTTGTTGGGTTTTTTGCCACGGTAGGTAATTTCTAAAGGAGTTTTCTCTTTAAGGTTTTTCACCGCATCCACCAAAACCTTCTGTCCTGAAAGGAACACTTCGCTTTCGGAAGCAAAAACTCCGCAATTTATTGCTTCGCCTTGTTCGTTAGGTACTTCTTTAATGCCAAGGTAATAACATCTTACCGGCTTATCTTTAATAGAAGCCCAATCGTCTGCCGATTTATACTTAGTATTTAAAGAAAATTTCTTATCCAAAGACTTTAATTGTCCTATTGCCTCCGTATTCGGAATAAACATGGTCATCTCTGTGGTTTGATTTGTGCTCATAATTTAAATTTTAAATAGTTTAATTATTTATCATGCACGGCATTTGGATTGCCATACTTTTAAACGTACCATTATGCTCAAATGTGATCCCTTTTCCTATTCCGCGAAACGACATTAATGTCTGTTTAGCCTCGAAGAGAGCTTTGCCTATTGTATTGGTTAGTTCTAAGTCTAAGCCAATCTGTGGCAGGGGTACAATATTTTCAGATAAGACACCTTGTATTAATTTCTCGGCATCCGGGTACTCTAAATTTTCGGCAAAATAAAAGAATGCTTTATCCCCACCTTTTGTACATTCAATGCCATCATCCGAAATCGATATTTTATCGTATTTCAGAAGATTTTTATAGCTGTCGGCATTTAGGAGTTTGCCATCAAGCTTTTCTATACCTTCCTGATCTAAAGTAGATATTTCAGAAATATCGTTTTTAATTAGGATGTGGGCATCTGAAGCATATGCATAACCGTCTTTAAAATATATGCATCCAAGTGCAGGTCGAAGTTCGTCTTTGGCACACGCTAGGTCCATGCGCACATTTTTATTAAAGTTAATTCTAAGTTTGCCCATGATTTTATTATTTATAATTCCTTTAATCTACCAACATCATCCCTGTGGAACCTATTAGCATATTCCAAACACGCATTATACAGTCCCTTTTCTTCCTCCGTTAAGTCAGGAGCGTTCTTAACCCAGCTTAACCAGTGGAAACAAAGTTGAATTCTTTGTTTTTCGGAGGTCTTAGCCCTTAAAGATTTACATGCAAAATATAATATGGCAAAATCCAGGTTTGCACCGCGTAGGTATGCACCGCGTAGGTTTGCACCGCTTAGGTCTGCATCGCTTAGGTTTGCACCGCGTAGGTTTGCATTGCGTAGGTTTGCACCGCTTAGGTTTGCACCGCGTAGGTTTGCATTGCTTAGGTCTGCACCGCTTAGGTTTGCACCGCGTAGGTTTGCACCGCTTAGGTTTGCACCGCGTAGGTTTGCACCGCGTAGGTTTGCACCGCGTAGGTTTGCATCGCTTAGGTCTGCATCGCTTTTTAAAGCTTCCAGTAAAGTTTCCTTAATGGTGTTATCTACTTTTTCGTATTCGAAAAGAACTTTACCCCAGAAGGATTTAATTTGGATCTTTACTTTTTCTTCCATGATTTATTTATTGGTTTTAAATGATTTGTCTAATTCGTATATTGTCACAAGCGTGTTGTTAATTATTTCCACTTTGGAAACTTTGCAATCCTCCGGCAATTCGAATGGTATTTTATGCCCATACCATAATAGTCTTAATTGTTTGTTAGCGTAGATACAGGCAATAATTATATTCGTTAGGAAGAACATGTAATAACACAAGAAGACTGTAAATCCATAATCTGACAGGGAGGTTGGCTCGAATAATAAGGCTAAGAGGCTTACTATTACCCATAGTCCGGATAAGATTAGTTTCTTTTTCATACCGCCTAGAGTTTTATTTCTATTAATCCGCGTTTAGTATGCTCCCATTTGTGGACGATTTTACCTTTCATAAGGCCCTCGTATTCCGCCGGCCCTACTAACTTAAATAAGCGGCTTTTGTGCACTATTTCGCCTGTTATAAGGTCTATTACTTTTTTTGATTTCATATCATACGGGTATTATTGTTAATATCTCTCCGTGGGATTTTGTGCGGATTCGGCATAAGTATTGACATCTGTAGTTACCTGAGTTTCTTTGCCTTCTTGACTGGTAGTTTAAATTGCATGAAAAGGCTATAAGTATTGCCAAAACAAAAACCCTTTTAGCATATTCAATAGCAAGTTCCCTGCCATTTCTTACCCCCAATACTTCAAAAAGGGTTTGAATCTGATTATTTACTGTCGATACGGACCGGCATTTCATTTTTGCTATTTCAGGCTTCTCTTTTCCTATCGCGTAAAGCTGCCCGGTAAAGTCGCATTGTTCTGCTACTTCCGTAAATACTCTGCCCTGTATTAGATGTTCATAGGTTGTTGCCATGACTATTGAGGTAGATTGTTGATTACAAAAACTTTGTCGAGTAGCTTACTGCTCACAATAGAATATTTTGGCCTGCCGTCAAGCAAAAGTTTTTCATCTTCAGCTGTATTGTACCTATTTAATTTATATGCAACCGAACGAAAGCTTGCAGTCCTATCTGTTCCATCCACAGGAAATACCTCTCCGGGTCTCACATCAAGAATGATTTTTTTAATTGTTTTTTTTTCCATGTTTTGCAGTTTTAAATGATTTCTTAATTAGCCCGGGCTTTCACCGGGCTGCTTTTGCTAACAGTATATAAACACACTGTCTCCCGACAGTTCAGTATGTATTATCCTTTATGAAATTTTCTACATCAGAAGGGATGAACCTTGTTGAGCCTTCTATTTTTACTACTCTAATACTCCCTTGAGATATTATCCTGTAAATTTTTGATCTACTCATATTCCAAGCACGCATAACATCCTCAATGGTGTAAAGCCTAATGCCTTTTGGAAGATTTTGTGAATCGATTTGATCTCTCATGCTGCATCATAATTTAAAGGTCGCACTAATTCCAACTCCCATTCAAGAGACTCGATCCATTCCTGTACTAATTCAATAATTTCATACTTATAATCTACATTGAATTCGTTGCAAGCTTCACTTTCTGGTATTGAGATAATGTATTTAAGTTCCTCCCGCTTCTCTTGTAATTCTTGTTGGACTGTTATGAAATTTCTCATTTTAGTGCGTTTATATTATTACTCTATCGTTCTTTGTATTTATATTTGCTATAAATTGATTAATCGATAGTACAAATATACTACATGTTTGAAAATATAAAGCATAAAATCAAACATAATTTGTATGTTATAAAACATGTTATATCATGAAAAGTGATCTACCTCTTGTAAATCAGAAAATTAAATATTTAATTGATGAAATGTTTGATGGCAATGTGACTGCCTTCTCAAAAAAATTAGGATATCAAAGCCCTCAAAAAGTTAATAGGCTTTTTAATATTGATTCAAGGATTGGGAAATATCCAAAGCCATCTATACAGATGATTCAAGATATATCAAGTAATTTTGAAATTAGCACTGACTGGTTCTTAGATCATGGCAATACAAATCCTTTAAATAAAATATCAAATAGTGGTATTGGCAACGTTAACAATACCGGCCTTATAGGAGGACGCGTAAATACGGGTATCAATCATCTTAAAAACAGTTCAAACGAATCAGATCTTCTTCATAAAATCGAAATGCTTGAAAAAGAAAACAAGCATAAAGATGAATTATTACTACTAAAAGATGAACAATTAAAGTACAAAGACGAAATTATAGCGTTGCTTAAATCTAAAATACCTGAATAATAATTCCATACTCCAGTCATCTGGCTGATTGATTCAACTTATTAAGAAAATTATTTGTTTAAATAATATAACCTATTTAACAAATAATCATGGAAAAGGTCGGTTTGTCTAATAAGGGCAAGGGTAATATAATCAACACTGGAGAGATTAAAGGTGATTTAATAACAGGAAATAAAAATGTTATACTTAATTTTAATATGATGGATTACGCAATTGAATTTATGCAAAAACTAAACGAAACGGTAGAGGCATTAAATAACATATGTAAATCACAAGTGCTTCTTTCCGAGGCTATGTTAAAACAAAAAGAAATTGATTTAAAGGATGCAGAGTCCAGGCTTATTATGGCTAAAGCCGCCGAAAACAATTCAATAGCGAGTCTTAACATATCTGAAGCTTTGACTAAAGATAAGGATTTTCAAGAACGGTTAATTACATTGTTAGAAAATATCCAGTACAAGTAA